TGACACCATGTATGAGAAAATAGTAATATTATGAAGGGTATAAAAAGGGGTTTAATCTAATAATATCAAAGAGTTACGCAACGTTTTGCTTTCTCCCACTTCTTACCCCCTACTGTTATTCCTCAAAGTCTTAATTAATATGGTGTTTTATTCAACAATAACAACAAACTACGCAACGTTTTCAAAACCCGTCTTTTGTGGTGTTTCTTGTTATTTCTTCACGTTTCTTGGAGTTTCTTATTTATTAAGGGGGTTATTATGGCAGGAAGGAAAATAACGAAGGAAAGAAGGTTGGCTCAAGATGAAAAACTTGCGGAGGGTTCGCCCTTTTGGGACGTTCTATTTTTAGCTATTGGTGTGCAGGGTATGTCACTTGCGGAGTTTTGCAAGCTGGAAAATGTAGAATATACAAAAGTAAATTGGCGTTTGAAAGTGTCTCAAGACCTGCAAGATAGATACGTACAGGCAAGAAAAGAAAGAGCCAACCAAAATTTGGAGCGTATTTCTGATTTATCGGAGCAAGTATTGATTGACCCAAAGAATAGCAACGCTTACAAGATAAGCTACGAAATGAAGAAGTGGCAGGCTCAAGTGTTAGACCGTGCAGTATTTGGCGAGAAGGTAGAGCAAAATGTAAACATGAACATAGACCTCAACTCCACATACTTAAACCAACTAAAGAACTTAATGACTAACAAGCCAGTAATTACTGATCAAAGTAAAAAAGAATGCGAAACTATAGACCATCAAGTCTAACTTATTGTATTCATTGACAAATAATGTGATGGTTTATCACATCGAGCTAAAAATCCGACTTTTGGCTCAGTTTTTCGATATTTTTACCCCCCACCCGATTATATTTTGGGGGGGCTGGTCATGGATAACCCTTATCTCCGTCAAACGCCACATCCCAAATTTTTTAATTTTTTTTCTGAAAAACTTTTTTTATGACTCAGGAAGAGCAATTAGCAGAAGCATTCAAGAAATTCCAACTCCGCTACATCAACGACCCAGTATTATTTGTCAAGGACGTTTTAGGTTTGACTCCAGACACATGGCAGGAACAGGTCTTAAATTGGGTTGCACAGGGAAAAAGGCGAATTTCCGTAAAGTCGGGACATGGGGTGGGAAAAAGTTCGTGTGCATCATGGTTAATGATCTGGCATCAGCTAACTAGGTTCCCTCAGAAGACTGTCGTGACAGCACCAAGTCATTCTCAGTTGCATGATGCTTTGGGAGCAGAGGTTAGGAAATGGATCACAGTATTACCAGACGTATTAAAGGATCAGTTGGAGGTATTCACGGAGCAGATACGTTTAAAGGCGGCTCCAAGTGAGAGTTTCATCAGCTTCAGGGTTTCTAGGCCGGAAAAAGGATCGGCAGAGGCATTGCAGGGAGTCCATTCTGACTATGTGCTATTGGTGGTGGATGAAGCGTCTGGAATAAATGACGCAATTTTTGAAGCATCTGCCGGGTCAATGTCAGGCGAGAATGCAACGACCATTTTATTGGGAAATCCGGTGCGTGGTCAGGGGTTTTTTTATGACACGCACAACAAGTTAAGTAAGAACTGGGAAACTCTGTCTGTCAATTGCAAGGATTCCGCAAGAGTATCTGCTGACTTTGTACAGGACATTGCAGATCGTTATGGTTCTGAGAGCAACCAATTTCGTGTAAGAGTTTCTGGCGAGTTTCCATTAGCAGATGATGACGCAATTATACCAAGACATTTAGTTGAGTCGGCAGTTGCAAGGGATGTGGAGAACATTGGAGGAGCAGTTACGATTGGAGTGGACGTTGCTCGTTTTGGTAGTGACGCATCTGCAATTTGTTTAAGGCAGGGCAACATGATATTAGGAGATGGAGTAAAGACGAAGCGTGGTTTGAACACAATGCAAGTAGTTGGGTGGGTGCGGAGTGAGATTGAGGAGTTAAAGAGCAAGAATTTAGAGATTGGAGACATCTGCATTGACAGTATAGGTTTGGGAGCAGGAGTAGTGGATCGTTTGCTTGAGGAGGGCATTGATGTTCGTGGGATTAATGTAGGAGAGTCACCTACTATAGCAGGAAACTACTTAAATTTACGGACGGAGTTATGGGAGAAGTGCCGTTCATGGTTTGAGGGGTTAGATGTGGTGATTCCGAATGATGAGGGATTAATTATGGAGTTATGTTCAGTAGGATACGGATTTTCTTCAACCGGAAAGACCAAAGTTGAGAGTAAGGATGATATAAGGAAGCGTTTGGGGAATTCTCCAGACTCAGCGGATGCATTAATATTAACATTTGCGTCTTATGCAAGTCGGAACGCATCGAAGTCATGGTCAAAGCCATTAGTTCGTGAAATGAAGGGTATTGTATGATTACCCTTGATCCTATCCTGTTTTTCAGAGATTTTTACAGTAAATACAGGAACCTAAAAAGGACAGATGCTACCACCAAAGTATATATCTTGGAGAAAGGGTATGGAACTGGTTACTTTGTACGAGTATAAGACTGCTGACGGATACAAGGGTTCTTTGGTGCAGTTAAGGAAGATTCACGACCTCCAAAATCCAGAAAAGAAGTATTAATGGCACTTACTGACGCAGAGATAAGAGGACAGACAGCAGAATTAGAGAAGGAGCAGATCAGACTTGCTGGTGACACTGCAATGGATGTCACAGAACTGGAGGGCATAGTTGCAGGTCTTATTGATGAAGCTGTTGATTATATTGATCTCTCTGAAGCACCAGATCGCATCGTAGCAAACGATTACTTCAATGGTAGCCCATTTGGGAACGAGGAAGATGGACGTTCTCAGGTAGTGTCTAGGGATGTCAGGGACACAATCGCTTTAATGATGCCCCAGATTATGAGGACATTCTTTGGTTCACAGAGAGTTGTGGAGTACCAGCCACGTTATCCCGAAGATGTGCCAAACAGCGAACAAGCCAGTGATTACGTCAATCAAGTTGTTTTAGGTACAGACAATCCAACCTCATTTCAGACTTTCTATTCTATTATAAAGGATTCTCTTATAAAGAGGGTCGGAATTGCAAAAGTTGATTGGGAACGTAGAGAAGAGGTTGAGCATGAGGAATTTACTGGACTAGATGATCAAGCATTACAGGCTTTGCTTTCTGATCCAGACATAGAGGGTTCTTCAATTGATTCATATCCAGACCCAGACTTTGTAGCACCAGACACTCCTCCTCCTACTGAAGGTGTCTCTCCAACCGGAGAACCACTCATGCAACAGCAGGACATGGAAGTTCCGCAGTTACATGATGTAGTTATTCGGCGACTTTCGGTGGAGGGGAGTGTCATTTTTGAAGCCTTACCTCCAGAGGAGTTTTTAATAGATAGGAGAGCAAAATCAGTAGAGGACGCAACTATAGTTGCACATAGGAGGTATCTCACAGTCTCCGAATTGGTGAGTATGGGATACGATTTTGATGAAATGTTGGATTTAGCAGGAGATGCAGATGAATTTGACACGAACATGGAGTTTCTTTCAAGACACCCTCTGGGAAATTTCGCTGATTCTAACGAGGGTGGAGAAGCAAATCGGAAGGTTTTATATATTGAAGCGTATGCAAAGGTTGATTTCTCTGGTTCAGGAATTACTTCTCTTCGTAGGTTTTGTTGTGCTGGCAATCACCATCAGCTTTTACATCATTCTCCGGTTAATGATATTCCATTTGTGGTCTTCTCTGGTTATCCGGAACCGCACTTCTGGAGGGGGAACTCAGTAGCAGACCTGACAATGGATGTTCAACTGGTGAAGTCCAGCATCCTCCGTAATATGTTAGACTCTCTCGCAAAGGCAATCCATCCAGATACAGCAATTATCGAAGGACAGGTCAACATAGATGATGCACTTTCTAATAAGGTTGGAAAACTTATAAGAATGAGGTCAGCAGGAGCAGTCCAAGAGTTAAACAAGTCCTTCAATGGCAGGGAAGCATTCCCGATGCTCGATTACATGGATCGGATGAAGGAAGACAGAACTGGAATGAGCAAAGCCAGTATGGGTCTTGATCCAGAAGCACTCCAAAGCACTGAAAAGTCTGCTGTTTCTGCAACAATGGCAAGTTCTCAGGCACAGATTGAGTTACTGTGCAGAGTCTTTGCTGAAAATGGAATGAAGCCATTATTTAAGAAGATACTGAAGCTCTTGCATAACCATCAAGAGAAAGCTCGCATGGTAAGGTTGCGTAACTCATGGATTCCAGTTGATCCTAGAGTCTGGGACATAGGTATGGATGTTTCTGTGAACGTTGCACTTGGAATGGGTACAACTCAGGAGAAGATGCAGATGCTTGCAGGAATTGCAGTAAAGCAGGAAAAAATACTACAAGAACAGGGTGGTACGAATCCTTTTGTCACAAATGACCAGTATCATCATACATTATCAAAGATGACAGAAATGTCTGGATTCAAGGATGTGCAGTCTTTCTGGAGCAACCCAAAAGATTTCCAGCCGCCACCTCCGGAGCCTCCAGAACCAACTCCAGATGAAATCTTTGCAACTGCACAAGCAGATAAGGTTCGTGCAGACATTGAACTTGACAAGCAGAAGTTCGGTCTTGATCAAGAAAAGATGATCAGAGATGATGATCTCCAGAGAGACAAACTTGACTCAGATGTTGGACTAAAGACTCAGGAAATGGAGAACAAGTACAAGACCTCCATTGACATGACTGAGATTAAAGGAAACATGGAGAAAGATCGTGAAAAGATTCGTGCAGATGCACAAGCAAGGATACAGGAACAACAGATGCAGATGCAACAGATAAATTTACCACAAGAGATGAGTCCTACTAACATGGAACAGGCTCCTCTTGAAGAGGGAATGCCAAATTAAATGTCAAGGAAAAGAAAAGGTGCAACTCCTAAAACCATAGAGGAAAGGGTTGCTCAAGCGAATGAAGCGGAAACGCTTCTACAGTCTCCAGTATTCGTGGAAGCGTGTGATTTACTGGAGGATAAGTACATAAATCAATGGATTTCTTCTGGTGCAGGAGATGAGATGAAGCGTGAGCAGTGTTATATATCGCTCAAGGTTCTCTCTGAAGTGAAACTGGAAATCGAATCCATGATAAATAGCGGTAAAATCGCTAAACAATTAACTTAACCAGCATTTGAGGAGACTAGACCTTCCTTTTTCGGAACAAGTCTAATGTCCTGAACTGCTAGAAAGACACAATGGCAGAACAAGAAATTGTCGAGGGCAATAGCCTAACTATAGGGTCTGGACTCGATGACGCAACTACAGCATGGGGCAACCAACTGGCATCTGAAAATGGTGAAGAATCATTAGAAGAAGAAACCGAAGCAACCCCCGATGAGTCTGAAGAATTAGAATTAGACTCAGAAGAAAGTGCAGAAGAAGAGGAAGATGAAGATTCGGAAGAAGTAGAATCAAACGTGCAAAGTTTCAAGGTACGTTCTGATGGTGAAGACTTAGATGTCTCACTGGACGAGTTAATCTCTGGATACTCTCGCCAATCTTCATTTACTAAGAAATCTCAAGCACTTGCAGAAGATCGTAAGTCGTTTGAGAACGAAATTGCAGAAGCAAAACAACTTCGGTCACAAGCGATTGAAGCACTTGAATCTGCAAAGACTGCACTACCTCAAATAGCCCAAAAAGATTCCCAATACTGGCAAGATTTAAAAGATTCCGATCCAATGCAATTTATGTTGGAGCGTGATGAAGTGCGTGAAGCTCAGTCGCAGGATCAAATGCGTGAACAACAGGTTCAGCAGTTGAGATCGCAGGAAGATGCAGAGCAACAGGCAAACTTGAAAAAATACATTGCATCACAAAGAGACAATTTAAGTGAGTTGATTCCAGAGTGGTCTGATGAAAAGGTCGCAGATTCTGAGAGAAAATTAATCGTTGAGTATGGAAAAGGAATAGGTTTCACTGACCAAGAACTTGGTGAAGCGTATGACTCTCGTGCAGTCGCAACCATGCGGAAAGCAATGCTCTACGATAAATTAACTCAGAAACGTGGAACCTTAAAACCAAGTCATCGTGCTTCCATGAAAGCAGGTTCGCAGTCTATAAATCCCAGTAATACAAAATCTCGGAAGGCATCGGCAAGACTACAAAAATCGGGGTCTGTGGAAGACGCACAGTCCGTTTTTTACAACATGATTCGTTCATAATTTTTAACAATAACAGGTATTTATGGCTATAGTAGCAAACACAAATCAGACCTATCAAGCAATAGGTCGCAGAGAGGATTTGAGCAATACGATTTATAATATTGCCCCATCCGATACGCCTTTCATGTCAATGATTGGTAAAGCAAAAGCAACAAACACCCTAGCAGAATGGCAAACCGATAGTTTAGATGCGGCCGCCAGTAATGCACAGGTCGAAGGAGATGATTTTGCATACGATGCAGTCGTTGCGACTACACGTTTGGGGAACTACACTCAAATCTCACGCAAGACAGTAGTTGTATCTGGTTCACAGCAAGCAGGTAACAATGCAGGTCGTGACTCAGAAATGGCATATCAACTTGCCAAGTCTTCAAAAGCTCTTAAAAAAGACATGGAGACTGCACTTACTGGTAAGGTCGCAAAAGCGGCTGGTTCCGCAAGTGCGGCACGTTATCTTGGTGGAATTGAAACATGGCTAACGAGCAATGTAAGTCGTGGTGCAGGTTCTCCAGCAGGTTCCGGTGCAGGACTTGGTGCGGCTCCTGTTGATGCCGCCACTAAGCGAGCTTTAACAGAAGCACTCTTAAAGACAGTGATTCAGTCCTGTTACTCTTCGGGTGGTGATCCTTCAACAGTCATGGTTGGCCCAGTTAATAAAGGGAAAATCTCGGCTTTTGCAGGTCGTTCTTCTGCAAGACAGATGATTGGAAAAGACGCAATTCAAGGTGCGGCTCATCTGTATTCCTCTGACTTTGGAGAATTAAAAATAATTCCTTCCAGACTCAGTAGAGAACAATCCTGTTTCGTGCTTGATCC